AACAGCGACTGCACGTTTTGGTAACTACCACCAAATCTCAGTCAAAGACGTTGCAGTGTCAGGTACACTGGAAGCTGTCGATAAGGCAGGCCGTGACCGTGAAATGGCATACCAGCGCGTTCTGAAGTCTCTTGAGCTTCGCCGTGACATCGAAAAATCAATCGGTGACACAGACGTAGCCCGTGACGGTTCAGACCCTCGTAAGTCAGCTTCACTGACTTGCTGGATGACAAACGGCTCAGTTGGTGCTGGTGGTTCATTCGCAACAGGCGATGGCACAGACACCATCACTGGCGGTACAGACCGTGCGCTGACACTTGCTCTTATCGAAGATGGGATGCAAGATGCTTGGGAAGATGGCGGCTCACCAAAGATGCTAGTAGCATCTGCGACTAACCGCGCAAACTTCTCAGACCTGTCAGCAACTGGCAATCTGGTGTCAAACGATGTCAACATGACAGCGGCTAAGGCAACAACTTACGTTGGCTCAACTTCTGTTTACCTGACAGACTTCGGCACACTGGACGTTGCACCGTCACGCTTCATGGGCAATGACCGCATCTTCCTAATCGACCCAGACTTCGCATCACTTTGCACCCTGCAAGGCCGTAACTTCTCAGAGAAGGACATTGCCGCAACAGGTGACGCAGAAAAGATGCAGTTGATTACCGAGTGGTCGCTGAAGGTGCAAGCACCAAAGGCACACGCTGTAATTTATGACCTGAACGGTTCATAAGTTAGCTAATCAAGGAGAGGGGCAGGCAACTGCCCTTCTCACCTTTCAGGGGGTAATATGGACAGAATACTAAAGACAGACCCGCTTGCTGGCACTCAGGTCAAGATGAAGCAGGGCAGACATGGCGATACTGTTATTGAGCAGAGCCAGACCTTTGACAATCTTCTCAAGATTAACAAGCACATGGCTGACGATTGGCGCTATGGGCAGATGACAGGCACACAGAAGCATATGGCTCATGTGGCAGAAATCCCTAATGTGCTGTATAATGAGCTTGTGCAGAAGTTCGGCAAGCCTGCTGATAATCCGAAGGCTTGGAAGCAGTGGCTGAACAATAACGAAAACAGAGTATTCAGAACGGGCGGCGGTCACTTATGAGCATTGGTAATTACGCAGAGTTGCAGGCGGCTGTTGCCAACTTTATGGCACGGAGCGATTTGACTAGCCAGATACCTGACTTTATTCAGATGGCTGAATCACGCATGAGCCGTGAGCTAGAGACACGCGAACAGGAAAAGCGCTCTCAGGCAACGCTGACTGCTGGTGATGAGTATATCTTACTGCCGAATGATTTTCGTGAAGTGCGCGAAGTAAAGATAAACGCCTCGCCTATACGGGTGCTAACCTATTACAGCCCATCTGCTTTGGATAGTATGTATTCCTCAAATGGGCAGGGTATGCCAGAGGGTTACAGCATTGTGGGTCTGGAAATGAAGATGCGGCCTATACCAGATTCAGCATATGCGTCTGAGATTGTTTACATTGGGTCACTGCCAAACATTAGCGCTGTAACAACGCCCATTCTGTTTACTAGAAGCCCCGACTTGTATTTGTACGGTGCGCTGGCAGAGGGTTACGCCTATCTTTTGGACGAGGCGAGAGCCGCGCAGTACGACCAGAAATTCACCCGCATCTTAGAAGAGATTAAGGTGGACGAACAGAGAAGTCATTACGGTACAGGTTCTCTGCAAATTAAATCAGCCTATTCACAGCAAAACGCACAAGCGGAGAGATAAATATGTCTGCAATGAGTGATTACCTAGAGAATGAAATTCTCGACCATATCCTCGGCACTGGTGCTTATACCATGCCGACAACTGTTTATGTTGGCCTATCCACAGGCTCTTTTAATGACGATAACTCAGGCACAGAGCTTTCTGGCTCTGGCTACGCTCGTCAGAGCATCGCCTTCAATGCGGCAAGTAGCGGCACAGCCGACAATAGCGGCGCGGTGGACTTCCCAGCGGCTACTGGCTCATGGGGTACTGTTAGCCACTTCGGTTTGTTTGATGCTAGCACTGGCGGCAACTTGCTTATTCACGGTGCGCTGACTGCTTCTAAGGCAGTGGCAACGGGTGACATTCTTCGTGTTGCCGCAGGTGACATGGACATCACAGCCGCTTAAAGGGCTAGATAATGGCGAAGGTAGACCAGTTAGATGCTTGGGGTACAGTCGATAGTCTAAACGCTTATGGCACGGTAGATGACTTAGACAACCTTGTAATGCACGAAGCCGCCTCAGCAGTGAGCGCGGCTTTAACTGCATCTGCATCTTTGACGGTTGACAAGCTACACACAGCGCAGGCCGCTGTAGACATTGCGGCAACAGCCACATCTGCTTCTGGCAAGATTATGGAGATTGCGGCATCTGTGACGGCTGTTAATACGGCTGTCGCTTTGTTTGCGAAGGTTAAGCCATTTGAGGCGCTGGTTAATGTGGCCAACACTGCCACTGCCACGCCAACCATTTACAGGCAGGTGGAAGCAACCGCCTCAGCGGCGATTACAAGCGCGCTGAGCGTCAATGCCACGTTTGCGGGTGCATCTGCCGTATCTGGTGCAGTTACCACCTCAGCGCCGTTTACAGCGCAATACAAGGCAGAAATGTCAGCGCTGATAACCATGACACCCACCGCCACTATGAAGGTGATAGGTGATGATTGGTCTCCAGTGGCAAATGGGGCAGAAGTGTGGTCGGATGTGACGCTAGGAACTGAGGTTTGGACAGTGCCGACTGTAGGCACAGAAACATGGGTGAACGTATGATACCTTTCGGCGAATGGATGCCTGACCAACCAGACCATATGAATCAGGGCTTGATTACGGCTACTAACGTGATACCAGCGGCTGGTGGATATCGTGCTATGAAAGGCACAGTGGCTATCAGCAACTCGGCTGATGATAGAATACGAGGCATTTTTTCTGTTAAGGACAACAATGGCGATGTGACTTTATTTGCGGGAGATGCTGGCAAGCTGTACACCTTTAATACAGGCACAGGCAATTTAGATGATAAGAGCAAGGCTGGTGGTTATAATCTTGTTGGCGCAGAGCGCTGGCGGTTTGTGCAGTTTGGAGATATAGCCATAGCGGCAGGCGGGGTTGATGAGGAGCTTCAGTATTGGGATGTAAATGCCTCGACAATTTGGGCGGATGTTGCAGGCGCTCCCAAAGCAGATTTCATTGCCGTGGTGCGAGATTTCGTGTGGACGGCTAATATTGATGAGGGTGCAGGCCGAAAGCCTATGCGGGTAAAGTGGTCAGGTTTTGGCGATTACACTAGCTGGACTGCTGGCACTGACCAATCAGACTTTCAGGACTTGCCAGATGCGGGTCAGATTACTGGTTTGGTTGGCGGTGAATATGCGACCATCTTGTGCGAAAGAGCTATCTTCCGCGCCACCTATACTGGCCTGCCTCTAGTGTTTCAGTTCGATAAGGTTGAGAGTGTTCGTGGCTGTAGGTTGGCTGGCTCTGTGTGCAACTATGGACACCTGACATTCTTCTTGGCTGATAATGGCTTTCATATGTTCGATGGTCAAAAAGCCACACCGATTGGCAACGAGAAGATAGACAAGTTCTTTGAAAATGACTTTAACAGCGCCCACCAAAACAGGGTATCAGCCAGCGTTGACCCGCTAAACCAGATTGCGGTTTGGTCGTACCCGTCACAGGCTAGCGCCTCTGGTCAGCCAGATACAATACTGATTTATAACTACAGCTTGAACCGCTGGTCACTGGCTAGAACGCCAACAGACTTTGTTGCACCGTTGTTTAGCTCTAGCTACACAGTTGACGATTTGGACAGCTTGGCGGCTACAGTGGACGCTCTTGCCATTCAGCTTGATAGTCCATCTCTGCGCGGTGGTCAGTTCTTCTTCGGGGCGGCGATTGATGATAAATTATATTCCTTTACGGGCGCTTCTCTAGTGCCAGAGATTGTCACGGGCGAGATGAACTTGCACAAGGGCAAGCACTCGGTTGTCACCCGCGTTTATCCGTACTATGAGGGGGTTGATAACTTCTGTTATGTGGGTACGCGCAACGCCATGATAGGCAACCCTGCGCCGACATTTACAGCGGCAGTATCAGCAGGCGGTAATGGGTACGCTGAGTTTAGGGCAGATGGCAGGTATCACAGGTTTAAGTTTGAGTTTGACCAGTTCTTTGAGTTTGCTCAGGGCTTTGATGTAGAGGCCGCACAGGTGGGGCGCAGATGACGATTAGAGAGAGGCAAACCAACTTCAGGATACTGAACCCCGTTACAGCTACCACGCGAGAGATAGCTGAGATACTAAACCGCACTATTGATGGCGGGTTAAATAGCGTTGGTTATGTTACTTTGGGCGCTAATGTCACAGAAACAACAGTGTCAGAGCCGCGCTACAATGTTGAAAGTCTAGTGTTTTTCTGCGGTGTTGACCACAACCCTTGGCATCACAACCCCTATGTAAAAGGCACTAGCACAAACGGAACTATGGTTATTGGACATGACAATTCAGGACACACAGCAAATTTTGCCTACCTCATCATTGGCTGATGAATTTGAGAGATGCGCTGACTACATTGTAGCGGCGCTAGAATATGCAGGCCACAGCCACACGCTACAGGATGTGTGGCAGGCTGTAACGAATAAGCAAGCGGCATTTTTTCCTTTGGAGAAATCTGCTATAGTGGTGGAGATAGTTGACTACCCGCAACGTGCTACCTGCCGAATATGGCTAGCTGGCGGTGATATGAAAGAGCTTATAGAGGCTGAGAAGGATATCTGCATTTGGGCAAGAGAGCGTGGATGCGATTCAATGGAGATAATCGGGCGCAAGGGCTGGGAAAGACAGCTTAGAGATTACAAGCCCACAGCAACCGTACTGGTAAAGGATATATAAAATGAGTAAAGGCGGCGGTTCACAAAGAACAATCACGCAGACAACAGCACCGAGTGCGTTTGCCCAGCCATTTCTCGAATATGGTATGCAAGAGGCAAAGGACTTATATCAGTCAGCGCGTCCTCAATATTACCCAAAAAGCACGGTTGTTGGTTTTAGCCCTGAGACACAAATGGCACTGTCTGGCTACCGTTCAGCCGCCGCCGCAGGCTCACCCATGATACCAGCCGTACAGCAGGCGGTTATGCAGAACCTGACAGGCACTAACCCGCTTTTCCAGCAGGCTTTACAGCCCACTATTCAGAATGCTATGCAGGGCGCTCAAAGCACTGGCAGATATGGCTCAGGATACGCGCAAAAGGCCGTGGCAGAAGCTGTAGCGCCTCTGGTGTATCAAGCACAGCAAGCGGCCATCCAGCAAGCTCCAGCGGCGCGTGAGTTCGGCTTTGCTGACTTGCAGACAATGGCGCAGGTTGGTGCGGCTAGAGAGGCTCAGGAACAGGCAGAACTGGCGGCAGATATTGAGCGCTTCCAGTTTGAAGAGGCACGGCCTGCACAGAAGCTGGCTGATTACCTTACAATGGTTCAGGGCGGTTCTGGTGCATTGGGCGGCAGAACAATGACCCCGCAGTATCGCAACCCTGCTCTCGGCTTCCTATCTGGCGGCATGGCTGGAGCGCAAGCTGGTAGCATGATGTCTGGCGGCGGCGCTGTTGACCCAATGTATTTGCTAGGCGGAGCATTACTCGGAGGGCTAGGTTAATGTCAGGTATACCAACATTACGCGGCGGTGGTGCGGCAGGCACTCAATTGTTTAACCAGCTTCTGCAACAGCAGGGCGGTGCAGGCGTGCGGCCTAACGCATTTATGACGCGGCGCGGTTTTGACCCACGGACAGCGGGTTCTGCTACCAGCCTAATGCGCCTGCGTCCACCAATGCCTCAGATTGGTTTGCGCGGTATCAGAGACATTACAGCCCCTACAGGTGGCGGCGGTATGACCCGCCTACAGAGCGACCTAGCGGCAAAGATGGGTTTAGGCGCACAGACACCGAAAACTCCGAAAGCACCTCAGAGCTTGATGGATAGGCTAACTCCAGCAGTCGGCACACCCGCATTTGCAGGGCTATCAGAAGCCGCCGCAACGGGTCTGCAACTGTCAGGCTATCAGGACAAGCCCATCACAACAGGGCAGGGCTTAGGCGCGATGTTTGGCGCTGGCATGAAGGCTTACAATGAGGCCAAACGTGCTGACTTGGCTGACCGCATTGCTATGGCAAAGCTATCGCAAAAATCAGACTTTGAGACAAAGCTAGCGCTTGCTGGGATTGATACTTCCACCGCAGAAGGGCAGGCACAAGCGCGTAAAATACTGATGAAATCTGGTAGTACAACTATAGACTTGGGCAAAGGGGATACTGAGCGCGAAAAGCAAAGAGCCAAAATGGATTATGGCAAGCTGGGCAAGCTGGGCGAGAAAGTCCAAGGTATGCGAGAGCTTGAGCCAAGAATAAACATTATTCAGGATTTAGCTTTGGGCGGGATTGATACTGGCGCTCTTACATCTGCAACAATGGGTGCGAGAAACTTGCTTGCTAGCGCAGGTTTTTTAACTGAAGAGCAAGCTAGAGATTTAAGTGACCAGCAGGTTTTCCAAGCTCAGGTTTCGTTTCTTGTTCCTAGAATGAGAGTGGCAGGCACAGGGGCATCTTCAGACAAAGATATGGCATTTTTCCAAGAGGCTGTTCCTAGCTTGAGAAACAACCCAAGGGCAAACTTAATTATAGCTGGTATGTACAAGCAAGTTATGGCGAACAATGCCGCTGAATATGACTTGATGTATAACTACTTAGAAGAAAACGACAGCTTGCGAGGGTTCAATAAATTTCGTTCAGAAAACTTGCGCCCCACTTATCTTAAAGTAGCCACAGATGATGAATTTGATTCACTTGTCGCTGATGGAAGTTTGAAGTTAGGCGATGTTTTCTATGACAAAAGCGCTGGCTCTTTTGATATTTTGACACAAGACTTGTTGCCGAGTAACTAGGGGAATATTATGCCACTTCGTAAAAGCTCTCCCGAAAGTAAAAACTCAGCTTCCTCTGAAGGGGGAAGCAAGGGTTATGTAAACAATTTATTGCGAACTTTTGGGCAGGGGGTTTTGTTTGAGTTTGAGGATGAGGCCGAGGCTTTTTTGCGTACTCAGGTATTGCCTAAGTTTCTTGGTGGGACAGATAAGCCCTATAAAGAAGTGCGTGATGAGATTAGGGCTAGCATTAAAGACTTTGCCAAGAAAAACCCAAAAACCGCTTTTGCGGCTAATGTTGGCGGTGCGGTGGCTAGCGCAGTCGTGCCAGTAGGAGCGGCTCTGAGGGCTGGCAGTCTAGGTGGGAGAGTTCTAGCTGGTTCAGCGACTGGCGCGGGTTTAGGCGGCGTTGCAGGGGCAGGTTTAGCTGAAGAAGTCTCAGATATCCCAGAAAGTGTAACGGCGGGAGTGGCCACTGGCGCGGCTTTAGGTGCTGGCTTGCCTTTGGCTGGCTATGCGGTAAGAAAAACAGTTGTCCCTCTAGCCAAAACAATCTCTGAGTTAGCAAAGTCTGCTGTAACAAACCCGCAGAAAAGAGCTATTAACATAATAGCAAAAAGGCTAGAAGAAGGTGGAGTAACTGACGAAACGCTTGCTAAATTAAAGGCTGAAGTCAAGCCAATGGCTCTTGCAGACTTGCCCCCCGCTGGAGTAATCGCTCTCTCTAAGCTGATATCTCAAATGGGAGATAAAGGTGCGGAGTTTGCCAAAGCGTTGGATGTTCGACAGTTTGGAGAGGGCAACGTAGAGGGCGCTTTAAGCCGAATAACCAAGGACGTAGAGAAAGCAGGGTTGCCTACTCAAGACATTACAGCCGCTAGAAAAGGCATTGATGTAATTAAAAGAGAAAAAGGCGGCGAGGCTTACAAGAAGTCGTTTGATTTTGCTATCACTCCTCAGCTAAGAAGCCAGCTATCCCCTATATTCTCGCGCCCATCTATGAAGAATATTGTGAGAGATGCCAGAAATCTAGCCGCAGAAGGCGGTGATTCCTTTGGGGGCAACACTTTAGACAGTATTGATATGAAGGGTCTTAACTACATTGTTAAGGCACTTGGTTCTCGCTCTCGCTCTATGATGAGCGAAAACCCAGACATGGCTTTGGCTATTGGTAAAACTCGAAAAGATTTGACCACGTTGTTAGATGGCGCAAACCCTGACTACAAAAAAGCCAGAAGCTTGTATGCAGATGCCTTCGACAAAGAAGAGGCTCTTGAGTTTGGCCTCAAATTCAGACGCCTGCGTCCAGAAGAAATAAAAGCCAAGATTTTAGATTTTGGTGATGACCAGCTAGAGAGCTTTAGAACTGGTGTGTCTCAAAGATTAATGGATGAAATCGAGGGCGCAAAAGCTGGTGGAAATATTGCAAAAATTCTGACAGATACGCAAAGAAAGTTGGGTCAATTAAAAGCCTCTTTGCCAAAGGGCAAATACAAAAAATTTGTTGATAGTCTTGAGAAGGAATCGACAATGGCCGCGTCAAGAGGCCGTTATTTGTCTGGTTCTCAGACTGGAATGATAGCAATGGCAGAGCGTCAGATTGCTGAAGAAGGGCTGGGCGCGGCTGATGATGCTTTGCAGTCAATGAAAAGAGGCGGCGCAAGCGGCCTCATTGGCTCAATGATTGAAAGGGCTATGCCTTTGCGTCAAGGTCTGGGCGCTAACACAAGGGAAGAGATAGGCAAGCGTCTTTTTGCTACTCAACCAGCCCAAAGAGCTTCAGCGATAGAAGAGATTATGGCAAAAAGAGCAGGCCGTCCTTCTGTGCAACCGCCTAGATTACCAGCATCTCCACCGCCAATAGGATTGCGTGGGCTGGCGAGAGAGGGATTGCCTGCTACTTCGCTTTTCGCACCAGCGCAAGAGATAGCCTCAAGAGTGTCTCCGTCAATGCCTGTTCCATCGTTACTATCCTCAGCCGAGGCAGGCCAAGTACCAGTTCAGGAAATATACACTGCCCCTAACGGCTTAAAATATGCTATAACAGAGCAGGGCGCGACCCTGCTAGGAGAATAAAATGGCAAAGACAAAGATATCCGAATATGACGGCACTGCCAGCAACAATACTGACTTGGACAGTATAGCGCTGGGCGAAAACATTATGGTGCCTTCAGATTTAAACAACGCCCTGCGCGAGATGATGGCGCACCTAGCCGATATGAATGACGGCACTTCTGCCATTCAGGACACTTTCACCCTGTCCGACCCGACAGACGATACCAAGCAGGTTCGCTTTGATGCTGAAGATATCACCACCGCAACAACTCGCGTCCTTACAGCCCCTGACGCTGATGTGACCATTGCTGGGCTTGAGAAGGCTCAGGAGTACACAAAGACGCAGAACTTTGATGCCACCACCCTGACAGACGGTGCAAGCATCTCATGGGATGCCAGCGCCAATCAGGTGACATCTGTAACACTTGGCGGCAACCGCACACTGGCCGCGCCGACTAATCTGGTGGACGGCGCTGTTTACTTGCTGATGGTTATTCAGGACGGCACTGGTAGCCGCACTCTCAGCTATAACGCGGTGTTTAAGTTTACGGGCGGTACAGCCCCGACACTGACCACCACTGCCGCCGCAAAGGATATTCTGGTATTCTACAGCGATGGCACGAATATGTATGAAATCGGACGCTCACTGAACGTAGCATAAGGCGAGAGCATGACCAGCTTATTGAACATTGCAGGCAACATTCCCGTATCCGCCGCCGCAGAAGAAGGCCAATCCCTGCGCTTTGAGAATAGTGATAGTGCCTACCTAAATTGGACACCTCCTTCAGTTGGCTCTAGCGTGACGCAAACCCTTTCTTTTTGGATGAAAAGAACCGCTGAGGGAAACTATATATTTAGAGCCAGTGAATTTTATTTGTATCTCGTTAACGATAATCTTAATTATTACGATTGGCGGCAAGGTGCAAACGGCCATATTTTAGTAACTAACGCAGTGTATCGTGATGTTTCAGCTTGGATGCACGTTGTGCTTACTCAAGACCGTGGCAACGCAACAGCTTCTGACAGAATAAAGCTGTACGTCAACGGGGAGCAAGTTACATCCTTTTCAACTGCCACTTACCCCAATCAGAACGAAGGCTCTTATTTTAATAATTCTGGAAACATACATTATATGGGTGGCACTTCTGGTAACTTCTTTGACGGCTACCTAGCCAACGTAACTTTCATAGACGGGCAAGCCCTAGACCCTACCAGTTTTGGCGAGTATGACGGCACACTGTGGAAGCCTAAGTCTGATGCGGCTATACAGGCACTGACATTCGGCACAAACGGGTTCTATCTTGCATTTGAAGATAGCTCCGCCATTGGAGATGACACCAGTGGTAACGCAAACGATTGGACTGCCAACAACCTAGTCGCTACAGATGTCGTGCTAGACAGCCCTGTTACTGGCGGTAACTTTGCTACTTATAATTCTGTTCTTGCTTCTTCTATGGTGTTAAGTGAAGGCAACTTAGAGGCAACGCAAGCTAGTGCGGCATGGGTAACAACAGCCGCAACATTTGCTGTGTCTAGCGGCAAGTGGTATTGGGAAAGCAAAAATACAGGCGGCATTTATCAAATGATTGGTATTGTTCCTGATAGCTTTAATAGTTATGTAGGTTATGTAGGCCAAACATCAGATAGTTACAGTTATTATCCGTTTACTAATCAAGCCTCTTCTTTCAAATTTAATAATAATACGTCAACGGTTTATGGAAATATAGGAACTACTGGTGACATTTTTGGTGTTGCATTAGATTTGGATGCTGGAACTTTAGAATTTTTCAAGAACAATGTAAGTCAGGGTGTTGCATTTACAGGTCTTTCTGGCGCATTTTATCCAGCCGTAAGTAACTGGACTAGCGATTCTATAGCCAACTTCGGTCAGGACAGTTCATTCGCTGGCACTGAGACACCGCAGGGCAACACAGATGACAATGGGCAGGGTGACTTCTACTATGCGCCACCTTCGGGGTTTCTTTGCTTAAAAACCTCATCGTTGCCTACGACTACAATCACTGCGCCAGATGAGTATTTCAATACTGTGCTTTATACTGGCTCTGGCGCAGACCAGAGCATTGGGTCTTTGGCCTTCCAGCCAGATTTTGTGTGGATAAAAAACAGAACATTTGGTACTGCCAACAATTCTTATTCACACGCACTATTTGATTCAGTTAGGGGTGTAGGGAGGGACTTAAATTCAAACGAAACATCTGCTGAAAGCCCCTTTAGCGCATCATTCTCGCTAACATCGTTTGATAGCAATGGGTTTAGCATATCAGATGGAGGGACATTAACTAATGCATCTGGCTCTACCTATGTCTCATGGAACTGGCTGGCTGGCGGTACTTCTGTTCTTAATCAACAAGGAACAATAGACTCACAAGTTAGCGCAAATACCGATGCAGGGTTTTCTATAGTTAGTTGGACAGATGATGCAAACACATCTTCAACAGTGGGTCATGGGCTAAACTCAACCCCAGAGCTAATAATAACCAAAAATAGAGATGGTGCTTTCAACTGGTTTACTTGGACTACTGTTATAGACGGTTCTTACGATTATTTAAATTTAAATCTTGCAGATAGTAAAACTGATGATTCCACCAGAGCGTTACCTACATCTAGTGTGTTCACTAATGTAGGCTCTACCTCTGGCAACAAACAAATAGCCTACTGTTTCTATTCGGTTGAAGGCTACAGCAAGATAGGCTCATACACGGGTTCAGCTTCCTTGCCCTTTGTGCATTGTGGGTTTAGGCCAGCTTGGATTTTAATTAAACGAACCGACACACCAAGTTCTGAAAGTTGGACTATAAAAGACACAACAAGGTCGCCTCATAATGAAAGCACAGAAGAAATTTATGCAAATTTAAGCGATGGCGAATTTGATGATGTATATGGTAATGCAGATTTCTTGTCTAATGGTTTTAAATTAAGAAGCAATAACTTACACGCAAATACCACAGGCGCAACCTACATATTCCTCGCCTTTGCAGAAGCCCCATTCAAGAACGCCAACGCCCGATAGGAGATAGACATGGCATGGAAATACGGACATAAAACTATCCGCCTTGGTAAGGCTTGGACAGACAATAACGGAGTACAGCACCCAGCAAATTGGGGTAGCTGGTCTGACGCAGAAAAGACTGCCGCAGGGCTAGTCTGGGAAGCTGACCCAGCTCCATACGATAACCGCTTCTGGTGGGATGCTAACACCGCCAAGAACATCAGTGACGTTAATGAAGTGGACAGCGATGGCAATCCTATCCTAGACATTAATGGCGACCAGCTAGTAACGCTGGGGCTAAAGAGCCAGTGGAAGAACCTGACCAAAGAACGTGCTGGCAACCTACTAGCCCCGACTGACTGGCACGTTGTAAAGGCGGCAGAGGTTTCTGGCTACACTGTGCCAGCAGACATTACAACGTATCGTGCGGCTGTGCGTACTGCCTCTAACACCATTGAGGCGGCTATTGATGCTGTGAACTCTCACAGCGCCTTTCTAGCCTTGCATGATACGCCAGTGGATAGCGATGGCAATGCCACTGGTAACGCACCTATCAACGATTGGCCTGCGGAGCTATAGATGGGCGGGGATGCAATGATGTTTTGGAACATCGTTCTGACACTGGTTGTTGCGCCTGCACTGTGGGCGTTCAAGCAGTTGTATGGCGAGGTCAAACGAATCCAGATACTGCTCAATCAGACCCGCGAGACTTA